ACTACTGTCGCTCTGATCAAACTTATATGTGTTGCCTTCATATAAGGTTAATACAACATCTCCTGATGCCGTTGATCCATCAATGGCATACTTGTTAGTAGATCCCTGATTGTAATATGGATGATTTGAAGGATTGCCAGAAACAACAGTAACAGCATAGGTGACTGTACCAGCACCAGTTTGACTTATGGAGGTTGTTGCAGAAATACCTGTTGTAGCTACATTTACACCTGGTATCCCACTTGGAGTGCCTAAACCAGTTGTTCCTACTACTCCAGTAGCAACAACATTTATTTCCTCATTCCAAGGACCTTGACCCCATGTGCCTCTACCCCAACCCTGTAAGGTAGAATTTGACATTTAGGCTATCCTTATGATCGCATTAGTTGCATCTGCTGTTGGAAACTGAACTGTAAAAGTACCTGATGTAGATGTTTTATTAGATGTAAAATCTAAAACACATACAGCTTTATTACTGTTTGTGTCATTATATATTAATGCACCCATAGCCGTAATTGTTGCAGTTGTAAAACTTATATCTGCAAAATCTGCAAAAGCTGTTGCCGTAGAAGTAGAAGTAGCTACAGACGGAGCTACTTTTGTTAAAGCTCCACCACCAGCAGTATAACTACCACTATTTGCAATTTCTCCAGTTGTCGTATATGCAGTTGTTCCAAAGCCTAAAGTAGCAGTTGTCGATGATTTACCACCACCACCTTCTGCATAAAGTGCTAATTTAAAAGCATTTCCGTTTGTTGCGAAATTGTGTGTGCCTAACATTAATTCTTTTTTAAAAGAATTGCACATTGCTTGGGCTATTGCCATCTTATAATCTCCTTATATATTCAGCCATTTCTTTATGACCACTTGATTCTAGAACTTGAATTATACTACCACGCTCTTCTTTTCTTGCCAAGAGCAGGTAATGATACAGAACATTCTTTAAATGTTCTCTGAATTGATTTGCTTGTTGTCTAATATGTGCCGGAGCTTGATCAGAAATACTAACTATTTTATCAACGGCTAGATCAGCAACTTGTTCATTTGTTAAACCTCCTTTATCTGAAGTCATAACATTAACACTTCCTACAGTGCTTATACCTAATTCAAACATTTTTACTCCTCATAAGTTACTCCTGGTATATCTTTTCTGCCAACTATGTTAGGTGTTTCTTCTATTGGGTTTGGCGGTTCTAGTTTAGATTTTCTTGTAATCAACATACTACCTTGTGTGACTGTTGAAACAATGGGGTCATCTAGTCTATGATAGCCATACAATTTTTCTTCATCTGGAACATTAGTATCTAGCAAAGAAGAGTTGTGTGCCACATGAATTTTTATCCCTTTGGCAGTAGCTATAGCTAACCAAAACTCACAACAAGCTCTTCCTGCTTCAGCGAAAGCTACATTCTTGTGAGTAAAATCAATGCCATATAAATGAATATCCGATACTTCTTGTGCTACGGCATAAGCAATACTGTAGGCAACAGTATTATTTAAGTATGCATATTTAGTTTTTTCAAGAACTTCTTGCAATGGATATTCAACAACATCTGGACATCTCTCATCTAAGACACACGAAATTATAGGTATGTTGAGTTTTTTTTCTAACCTTTCTTTCATAATGTTTGTTTGCTTACCTGCAAACTTTTGATCCAAGAAACGAGAAGGTGGATCCATCATAAAACACTTGTCATGATATATAACACCAGACATTGAGTTTATTGCCCAGACTTCATCAAAATGTTCACTTCTAATTTTTGCTAAAACGTATTCTGAAAAGCTATTACCTAGCCCAACGATTGCTACACTTTTATCTTTCACTTTGGTACCTTTACTGCCTTCTGACTCTAGGTAATCCATCTCTATAAGCATCAGCGTTTTCTTGACCTTCGCCATAAACTTTTAATCTAGTTAAGGCTTCAGTAAATCTTGACGTATATAGTTGTAGTATATCTTGCTCGCCCTTCATAAAAGTATAAGCTTCTATTAAACAAGCATAAAGTAAGGCATCTGAAGCATTGGTGCTTATCCAAGTTGTGCCAGAATCAACAGTTGTCAATGAAGCAGGTCTATAAAAGTAATGTAATTCCACTGCATAACTAGAATCTGGAGTAGGAGCCACTATAAAGCTATCAACATCATACGATGCATAATACTTGGGAGAGCCAGTGGTTGATGGATTAGGGTTATATTCTTGTATAAAATTCACATCTTTCTGCAAAAGAAAAACATTATTACTGCTTGAGTCAACATAAGATAAAGAAAAAGATGCTAAATAGTCCGATGGCTTTTCTAGAAATTTATTACTAGAAGTCATAGTACCACTTACATTTTTTCTAAAGTAGTCAAGATCAATTGATTTGAAAATTCTTTCTTCTGCATTTTTTATAAAAAAAGGAATCTCTGCAACAAAAGTAGACTCATCATTTTCAGTCCAATCTTGTATTGATTGTGTAAGTGTGGTGTTTGTAAAACTCATGATGTACTCACTGTAACTGTTCCAACATTAGCCGTAGCCTCATAACTTGTCAACTTTTTTCCTATGATTCCGTCACCAGTGCTTGTGTAAACTGCAAAAATAGTTGTTTCTATATCTTGATGTGGTCGTGGTTGATATAAGGCTGTCGGATCTGGACCAGGATGATTAGGTTCTAGTTGTGGGTGTTTAGCCTCGTACTCATCAGGACCAACCTTCAAACCATTCCATTCAGTTTTCATATCTCGCAGACGATAACGAAATCCAGAACGATCTGAAAAACCCCATGCTTTTTTTCCTGTTGCGTACCTAGCCATTTTTCTTAAAACTCATCTTAATTTTTTCTTCTAAATGTCCAATCATAACTCTTCTCATATATTCAGCTCTTGCTAAATCTGTAAACGAGTACTCACGAATATCATCATTATCAACTCTAATAGAAAAATTATAGAACGCTCCAGACTTCTTGATAGTAGAAGCACTACCAGAAGCTATCTTGCTTGTGTTAACCAATGTTCCAAATTTTGTTTCTATTATATTTGTCATTTTAATAACTATAGTAGGACATGCTAGGTGTTAATTTTAAAGGAGTACTATTGGCATCCTCGGCTGCGGCTCTTTGAAATTCTTCTTCATAAACGGCTTTTAATAGCTGGACTCTTTCGGGTGCTCTTTTCATAGCTAGATAATATGCAAGACCTGCTACCATACAAGGTAAAAATCTGAATGGCATGTCCGTTGTATTAACTAAAGTATCTGCATCTTGAATACGTCTTACATAATAATAAACTAAAGTATAAGAAGCATCTGGAGTAGACCATAAGGTTATTGTTGGAGTAACTTGTCTGTCAAAAAAGTATTGACTAGGTTGTCCACTGCTTGTTTTGTTAGGAATTGTCAGATACTCACTTCTGCTCATCTGACTTAAAGTAAAATCTGTACCACTACTGTTTCTTAAAACAACTTCCAAGAGATCGACATGAGTAGCATCGAAAGAATAAGTTGCCGTACCAGAAGTAATAGATTTAGTGTCTTGTGTAACTGTCCACATATTCAAGCCTCTGTTTGCCCAATCAGCAAACATAAGGTTCAATGAACGTCTAGCAGTTTTTGCGTCATACCCAGTACGCATCTCCAAGCCACAACGCTCATAAGCCTCTTCTATTATTTCACCGACATCTAAGTCGAAATCTCTTGAATTTGATGTTGCCATTTACTTCTTTTTCATTTTCATGGATTTTCCCATCATTGCTTTAACAGGCTTCTTCATGTTAGCTCCACCCATCATTTTCTTTATAGGTTTCTTCTTTTTAGTTGTTTTAGCAATGTCCATTCCACCACCACCAACTTTATCTTTTTTCTTATTTGTGTTTTTAAATTTTTCTTGAATAACTATAGGCATTATTTTTTCCTTCTCTTTAGTGATTTAACTCGTCTTGGCTTACCCGCTGGTTGACCTAATTTATTCTTCTGATTTATTCTACTACGTTTTTCAGCAGAAGTCATCTCCGAAGAAGTTTTCGGAGTTTTAGAAGACACTCTTTTACTTGGGCGACAATAAGGCGTACCTCTTTTCTCACCTTTTTTACGACCACATGCTTTACCCGTCTTTACGTCTTTCCAATCTTCCTTAAACCATCTCTTTAAGGCTAGACCTGCTTTTGTCTTTCTTACTGCCATTATCTATACTTTGTGACCTTACGTCTTTCATTTAAGACTTG